GGGTTGCCGGCGATGTCGTAGCCGGGGTTCCCTGCGTTGTCCGGCGTGACGGTCGCGCCGGGGTCTATGCCGCCCCCGTCCACGGCGTAGGTCTTCCCCGCGTCGTAGTAGGTGACGGTGGTGCCGGTGTCCTGGAACACCGCGGGGATGCAGTCGCCCCCGAGGTCGAACACGTACCAGTAGCGGCTGCTCCCGAGGACCGCCGCGCACGAGCGGAAGCTGGTGCCCTGGAGGACGTCCACGGTCGCGGCGTCGTAGCTCCAGCCGGTGTTCACGCGCTGCACGCCGTACTCGCGCCCCTGCACGGAGGCGTACTGCTCCGCGAAGGCGCCGCCCACGGAGGGCTGGCGGAACTCGTACCACTTCGCCCCGACGGCCACGGGCTGGACCTGCAGGCCGGCGCGGGTGTCGATGCGCTTCGTCAGGTCCTCCACGGTGTTCTGGAAGAAGCCGTTGCGGCGGAGGATGGTCACGGTCTTCGCCTGGGGGTCGCAGACGAGGGAGAGCCCGAACATACGGCAGAAGGAGACGAGGAACTCCGCGGGGGCGCAGGTGCCGGAGAGGAGGGTGCGCTTGTTCACCCTCGCCCCGGAGCGGATGCGGACCGCGGACTCGTAGGTGGCGTAGCTGCCGGGCGCCTTCTCGACGATCTTCCCGTCGGTGGGGACGCGGGGCGTGTCGTACTGCTGCCAGAGGGGGATGAGGCACGACGCCACGGCGGTGATCGTGCTCTCGGTGTAGATGGACGGGTTCAGCGCGTTCTCCTGGCGGGTGAACGTGTAGGGGGTGACGATGATCTCGTAGCTCTCGGCGTTCGCGCAGCTGACCGCCAGCTGGAGGTTCGGCCCGGTGTAGTAGCCGCCGAGTCCGAGGGTGAAGGCGGGGTCGGCGATGACCTGCCCCTCCACGAGGGAGCCGTAGGCGGAGGTGAAGCCCACGGCCGCGGCGAGGTCGGAGATGGTGTTCCCGTAGCTGCGGGGCATCTCCCCGAGGAGCGACACGGGGGACGCGCCCACCGCCACGCCGTTGCCGTCGTACGCCACGGCCTGGACGAACGCGAAGCCGGCGTTGGTCCAGATCACCGTGCCGTCGGTGTCCGTCGCGCTCATGTAGTAGGTCGCCTCGTCCTCCACGCAGTAGAAGGAGGGGGCGCAGTTCAGGACGGTGTTCACCACCGTGCCGGAGCTCGGGGGCGTGCCGTAGCTGATCTCGTACTCCCCGAGGACGTAGCCGGAGGAGACGACCAGCATCTGGTTCTGCAGGGCGGCCGTGCCGGTGATCTGCTTGTAGGTGCCGAGGTCCGGGAGGAGCGGGAGGGTCAGCCACATATCCTGCCAGGCGAACTCCGCCGCGGTGTCTATGGCTGTGAGGTCCACGGCCCAGCCGCCGTTGTTGTCCGGGTCGGCGATGGCCGCGAGGATCTTCGCCACGGAGACCACGGGGCGCTGGAGGTAGCAGCGCAGGTCGCGCACGTCCCACTCGGTGTGCCCCTCGGGCATATTCACCACGACGTAGCCCGACGGGTCCGGGTAGTACTCCACGCCCGAGGCGTCGAAGACCGACGAGGCGAGGTTCGCCACGGTGCCGGGGGTGGCGAGGGCCTTCGCGGCTGCGAAGTTGTCCGGCACGCCGTTGTAGCACGGGGCGAAGTTCAGCACGGACCAGATCCCCGTGCGGGTGTTCTCCGGCAGGGCGAGCTCCGCCCAGGCGGCGTTCACCGCCAGCGCCTCGATGGTGAAGTCCAGCTCGGACTCCGGGGCGCCGGTGCGGAGGAAGTCCAGGTCGGCCAGCGAGAGCTTCTCCCCCTGGGCGTCGTAGGTGAGGCCGTAGAGGAAGGCTCCGAGGCCGCCGTAGAGGGTGCAGACGTACGCGCAGGGCGCACCGCCGCGCCGCTCCACGCGGTCGAGCTTCAGGTAGCCCGCCTCGAGGACCTCGCCCGTCTCCGCGTAGATGGTGAACGGGGTGCGGCTGATCGGGTCGTAGTTCGTGCCGGTGTGCAGCACGGAGGACGGCACCGTCCGCCGGTCCGTGCGGAAGGCGTGGCCGAAGATGCGGTCGTTCGCGGGCGTGCCCGGGAGGGTCACCTGCTGCGTGAAGGAGTTCTTCACGAGGGTGGGGTTCGTGAGCTCCGCCTGGGTGTAGTTGAAGAGGACGAAGGACTGGTCGGAGAGGTCCGCCAGCTGGTCGCCGATGTAGAGGGAGATCTTCCGGCGCATGGCTACCTCCTCTCCATCTGGCGGGCGAGGGTCAGGGTGACGGTGTAGTCCACCATCCGGCGCCCGGTGTTCTTGTAGGTCTTGTAGGCGGTCGCGGCGTTCGTGAGCACGACGGGGGTCATGGTCTGCTCGCTGAAGTCCCAGATGTACACGTCGGGGGAGTTCAGGAGGTGATGCATCCGCAGGCTCTGGTCGTCGGTGAGCCAGCCGGTGTGGAGGGTGAGGCCGCGCTGCAGCTCGATGGCGTAGTCGCGCACGCCCCTGGCCTGGGTGCTGCCGTTGTCGTACTCCACGGCCATCGTGTGGCGCGTGAGGGCGTCCTCCGTGGCGTCGTTCGCCTCGATGAGGAACGTGTCCCAGCCGCCGTAGGCGTTGACGTAGTAGAGGGCGTAGCGGGCGCACTCCGTCACCACGTCGTAGCGGGCGAGGCCGTTCAGGACGACGTGGTTCACGTCGGACCACTGGGAGAGGTCGAAGAAGGCCGTGCCGCTGCCGGCGGTCATGAGGGAGAGGGCGAAGTCGGCGTTGTAGTCCGCGTTGAAGTCCGCGGAGATCGCCAGGGGGATGGTCACCGTCTGCACGGTGCCGTCGTTGTAGGTGATCTCCATCGTGACGTCGTTCGCGTCAATGACCGTGACGGGGATCCACTGGCGCCCGTCTATGTGCCCGTTGATCGGATGCGCCAGCCCCATCGTGGTGTAGTCGAAGGCGGGGTCGTAGCTCCAGTCGTTGTAGAAGCGGACGGTGTCGACGTTGTAGCCGAGGGTGAGGTCGTCGACGTCGAACTCCACGGGGAGGTTCGTCGGGGTGAGGTCCGCCTGCTGCAGGGTGGGGAGGACGTGCTCGAGCCAGTCCGCGCAGACGTCGTTCACCTTCACGTAGAGCTTGGTCTGCCCGGGGCGGCGGTACGCGCGGCCCTGGTAGACGGTCGTGTTGTTGATCTTCTCCACGATGGCGAAGTCCGCGTAGGCGTACGTGCCGAAGTCCACGGCGTAGTCCTTCCAGATGGGTTTTGCTGGCATAGTCGAAATGTTTGCCTTGAAATATCAAAGGCGGGGCCTTCGTAAATGAAGGGCCCCGCGCCGCGTCACTTCCGGGGGAAGGAGACGATGCTGGCGATGTAGTTGCCGTACATCCGCCCGAGGATCTCCTTCAGGCGCTCCTTCCAGTAGGGGATGATGGCGTCCGTGGTCTCGCGGAGGTCGTGCGTGCCCTTCGTGCCCACGCGGGCGATCTTCCGCTGGATGAGGAACGCCAGGGACTCCGGGGAGGGGATGCGGCCGTCCTTGCCGGGGTAGGGGATCACCGGCTTCGCCTCGATCCACTTGAGGATGGCGTCACGGGGCGGCCAGTGGGGCTTCGTGCCCTCCTCGAGGTATTTCCAGTAGTCCTCCAGGTGGAGCACGACGGCGTAGGTGGTGCCGCCCACCTCCACGTCCGCGTGGATGGACGCAAGGAGCTGCCCGGTGGCCCGGTGGTCTTCGCGGATGAGCTTCTCCTTGTATCCGCGCTCTATGTCTTGGGCGAGGTCCTCCAGGGCTGCCTGGAGCTCGCGGGTATCTATGAGTCGGTCGAGTGTTTCCATGTTGTCAGTGTGTCTTCTTCCAGTTGTCGAGCTGCGCCTTCTCGTGCGCGGCCTTGTCGTTGCGGTAGGCGAGGATGTTCAGCCACTCGAGGGCGGTCATGCGCCAGACGTCCTCCCAGGAGCAGCGGCACGTCTCGCTCGCCTGGTCTACGGAAGCGATCCATCCCCAGCGGCTTCCGAAATCGCCGCCTCCGTCTCCCTGATCCTCGCCAGCATCGTCTCCTTCTCCGGCCCCTCCGGCATCGCTCCCGCCAGCACTCGGGAATAGTCCAGGGAATTGCGCATTGAGGTGCTGGACCATGCGAAAAAACGCGCCATGAGCCCGAGGGCGTCCGCGACGTTCAGCCAGCCGCGGATGGCGTGCTGCACGTCCTTCGGGTCGTAGCCCTCGCAGTAGCGCTTCCCCTCCGGCACGAGGAGCACGGAGAGCAGCTCGGGGAAGTGGCGCTCCGGGTCCTTCGCGAAGGTCTGGAAGTCCACGTACTGGGCGACGGTGAGCTTGTCGAAGTCCTTCACGGGGATGAGGGTGAACGGCGGGCAGCCGTAGCGGTCCGCGGTGCGGAGGAGGTCGTCGGGGCACTCGTGCCCGAGGAACTCGCTGGCGGCCCGCAGGCGCTTGTATTCCGCGAGGGGGAGCTGGAGGACGTCCGCGGCATCCATGCCCGTGAGAGCGGCTATGACGGCCGCCTGACGGGGGAGTTCGTCCTGCTCCGTCCGTTGTAATTCGAGGATGTCGAGGTACGTGCCGAGCGGCAGGTCCCTCCAGTTGTCAATGATGGGATTCATGTCTTCTTCGTTTTACGATTGAGATGCGGTAGGCGCCGTGGCCGGCGTTCTGGCCGAAGTGCGACCAGAGGGCGTAGCGGAGCGCGTCCAGGCAGTGGTCGAAGTGCTCGCCCTTGTCGTTCGGGTAGTTCAGCGGCTGGCCGCTGGCGTCCGTGGCCCAGCTGTAGTTGCGGTTCTCCCGGATGGTCTCGAGGGAGTCCTTCGTGACGAAGTACGTCCAGCCCTGCATCCACTGGAGCTGGAACTGGAGCTTCTCCGAGCGGGGCGGGGCGTCCTTGCTGCAGGCCTGCACGTTGAAGCCCGCGTCGTTGATCTCCGCGATGCTCTTCGGCTCCGCGCAGTCCGCGTAGACGGACGAGGCGCGGGTGAGGCCGTCCTCCTTCAGGAAGGCGGCGATCTCGGGGTTCTTCATGCCCTTGCGGTAGAGGCGCTGGTCGATGTACACGCGGCGGCGCTTGGTGTCCACGAGGAGCCGGAGGAGGGTCGTGGGGTCGTTCGTGAAGCCGAAGTCCAGGCCGTAGACCTCCACGAGACCCTGCGCCTCCTCGCCGGAGGGCATGGCGTCGATCTGCTCGAACTCGTCGTAGATGAGGCCCTGCAGGGAACCGACCTCCCCGAGGCCGTAGACCTTCCACCACTTCGCGTCGGCCTGGTTCGCCTCGATCTCCTGCACCTGCTCGGGGGTGAGGAACGTGTTGTCCTTGTAGGTGCTGGTGATGGTCGCGCAGTTCTCCCGGGGCTCCACCTGCTCGATGGCCCAGAAGAGCGCGGCGGGGTTGTAGTCGAGGAAGATCCGGCCGGTGGTGCGGACGGCCAGCTGGCGGTAGGTCTCGTAGTGGATGTTGTTGCACTCGTTCACGAAGAGGCGCTTGCGGCTGGGGCCGAGGACGCGCCCGGGGGAGTCCGCGGAGAAGAACTCCAGGACGGCACCGTTCGGGTAGGTGTACGTGAGGTCGGAGGCGTTCCACGCGGGGTCCTGCTTCAGCGGGTGCAGGAGGATGCGCTCGAAGTCGCGGATGGCGCCGCGCTTCAGGTGCGGGAGGGTCTCGGAGACCACGGAGGTGATGTCGCCCGCCTTGTCCGCCTCGGGGATCACCTCGTGGAGGTACTGGAGGATGGCGTACGTCTTCCCCGATCGGGTGCCGCCGCGGTTCGATATGACGCGGGGCCTCGGCGTGGCGTGCGCCGCGTCGTAGATCTTCCAGAAGACGTCGCTGTGATATATCTCCGGCTTACTCTCCATCTGCTATGTGCTCCAGCTTGTGGCGCTCCTCCTCGGTGCGCACGACGATCACCGGCTTCTCCGTCTTGATGGTCTGCTCCTGCTTCTGCTTCCAGTCCTCGCCGGCGAGGTTCGTCAGGACGAACTGGGCGGCCTTCACGTCCGGCGGGTAGTAGACCGTCTCGCGCATGGACTTCACGACGATCGGGTCGCCGTCGTACTCGCGGATCTTCCGGCCCTTCTCGTCGTACTCCTTCACCTTCTGCGCCTTCTTCTCCTCGCGGATGTGCACGAAGTCCACGCCCCTGGCGGCCTTCACCAGGGCGTTCTCGACCTCGCGGACGGTGTTCACCCGGAAGGCGTCCCGGGCGCGTTGAATCGCGTCCACAAATGCCA